AACGACTAAACGGTTTGACCCCTCGCTGGAGGGGATGCGATAGTCTAAATTCGCTCGTAAGCGATAAGTTGAAATCCGCATAGCTCAGTTCGAATCTGAGTGGGGCCGCTATTCCCTTTGAGAGGGGAGTTTTTCATAAAAATAATTTAATGGTATTTCAAAAAGAAAACCCCGGACGTTGTGAAACGTTCGGGGTTTGTTATTATATAACTCTTCTGTTATTGTTTACAATTTCTAAAAACTTATCCGGGTCTTTTATTGAATTAAAAAAGTCAAGCATATTATTATCCATCTATAATACTGTATAATATCTTTTAGCGAAATCAAACTATTCTCTAGTTAAAGGCTGATTAGGATCTTTGATATTAAACATGTTTCTTATTTGCTCTACTCTTCTTTGATTAAGTATGGGATTCGTATTACCCTCAACATAATTAATAGAAGGACTCTAAAACCTGTCATCATGCTTAACTGCAAATCTATCAGCCGTAGAGCTACTATCTACATTGCTGTTATTTTCCGCCCTCTAAACAAAATTAACCCTAGGGGTTCTAGCTTTTCTTTTCTAAGTCATAGTTTTTAATGGTTACGCCCTGCGAACTTTTAATCTTTCTTAGCTTCTCGTCTAGCTTTTCTTCTAGCCTTTCTGTCTGCTTTCTTTGCTTCTTTAGCTCTATGTTTGTTTAATTCTTCCTGGGAAACTTTAGGCGTTTTTTCAGGAGTGAGTGCTGGCTTGGTTTTCGTCTTCTCTGAGATCGTTTTATTTAAATCTTCTGCAGCTTTCTTAGATGCATCTTCGCTTTTCTTTTTAGCTGTGTCTTGAATATTCTGGAGTCTAGGTTGTGCCACCTTAGCATGGGCAGCCTTAGCCTCAGCGTCCACCTCTTTTTTAGTGACGATTCTATAAGATTTACCGTCTGTCCATTTCTAAGTAGTCCCGCGAGTCTCAGGGTCTTTGTACATCTTAGCAAACCATTCGTCGAACTCTTTGCGCTTATTAGATCTTGCATCTTTCTTAGTTTCATCACCTTTAGAATCTTTAGAATCTTTAGAATCTTTAGAATCTTTAGAATCTTTAGAATCTTTAGAATCTTTAGAGTCTTTAGTATTATCCGCTGGCTTAGTTCCACTTTGCGAGCTTTCAGTATTATTTGTAGAGCCTTCGGTGTTTGCCGGCTTGTAAAGCTAGAATTTTGCATTCTACTTGTCCTGATAGCTCTTAATTCCACTGTTCCAATCAGGTGTGTCATATGGAGGAGCAACAAAATAATCTATTGTGGCATACTCTTGTGGGTACATGTAAGCTGGACCAACATTAACTTTTGGTTGAAAGTATCTTGCAGCATCAGCCGCAGTCTTGAAGTCTTCCCCAGCATTCCGTGTAACATAGTTAGTAGAGCCAGTTGTAACTGCCGCTGCTTCTGCTTCTTCTTCTTCTGGTCTACGACCGCCTCCAGCCGCTAAATATGTAAGACCACCACCAACACCAAGAGCGCCTGCGCCATAACCGCCAACTCTCATTGCCATTTGTCCGCGTGACATATCAGCAGGCCAAAGTATCTATCTTGTGGTTCGAACTGCACTTTGTCCGCCAGCGGCTGGCTGAGTGCCTCCGGTGTTAGGAGCACCTGTTCCTGAGCCTGCACCTGTATTAGGTTGAGCCCCTGCCGAAGGTTGCGCTCCTTGGGAACCTACTCTAGGAGGTGCTGCGTTGCCATGTCTAGCTCGTCGTCCTTCTCTAATAGCACTAACTCTATCAAATCTAGTTTTTGCATTTTGTACAGCTTGCTTAGATCTCGAATAAGCATCTTGTGCAAAATCCTTAGCAGTTCTCATAGGTTTTATGTATTCTTCCGGATTTGAACCTATGTGATCAGTGGCACCATCGAGATAAAGTTTTCCGTCTTTTATACGACCACTAACACCTTGATTATTAGTATATTTTGTACCACCTTCAGGATGTTTGCCATCACGATAATATCTATTGCCTTTATCGCTTTCTACAAACCAGTTTTTGTCATTTTTAATATGATTCAAAGATGCCTTCGATTGTTTTAGGCCGAAATAGCCTTCCATTGCAATACCAGCTGCTTTCCAAGCGTCACTCCATGATAAACCCTCGTTTAAACCTTTTTGTACTAAATCCCAAGCATCTAAGCCTGCTCCTGCCGTATTGCTAATACCTGCCAAAACGTACATGCCAGGATTGCCCTTACCCATAGCCATTGTATTTGTTAAAGCCTGAGCGGCTCCAACCCCACCGCGGAGGTATTTGTACCATGTAGGTCGCTGGTATCCCTGAGGTTCTTGCTGTACCTGCTAATCTTGCTGAGATGTTTGATCTTTCTAATCTTTTTGATCTTTCTTATCTTTACCTTTTTCTTCTGCCATAATATTTTTTTTTAAGTTAGACATTGATAATTGCAAAAATATCATTATATTTACATATTACAAAATAATTGATATAAAATATGGCAATTGATATGTTTGTTCGCATTAGAAGCGAACTTAGAATGATGGAAACAGAAATAGAAAAGACTGTGGCAGAATGCAAACAGATCTATAACGAAAATGACTTACTAAGAAAAAAGATTAAAGAATTAGAAGAAGAAATAGAGAAGTTAAAAGAAACAAAAAAGGGAGAGTAATTATACTCTCCCTTTTTATTTTTCCCGCGTTTCGATATATAGTCGCAACAATCAACCTGTAGCGCAGGCGGGGCTATCAGTGCCATTTAGAAGCATTGCGAGCGAAGTTTGCTTGTTTAACGGTACTAGAATCATAACCCCCTTTGTTTGCCAGAACCTTTCTGGCGTATTCCTAAACACTCATCCCGGCATGGTTGGCTTTCTTTGTAAATAGTCCTTCGTGTGACTTTTTAATTTTTATGCCAGAAGAAGCCTTAGGAATTATAAATCCTCCATCTTGTAATTTTTGTATACTTTCTCGTATATATTCAATCCCTGAATTATTGCCTAATTGTTGCATAACTTTGTTATTTGATTATTTAAAGTCTTTAATTTTGTTGAGTAAAATTATACATTTAATTTTGTGTGATTAGTAAAGTTATGCAACAATTAGGTACTTTTTTAGAAATTATTAAACAAGTAGGCCCGGCAGTTGCAATGTTCGGATTCGGAATTTTGGGTATTTTCTGGGTAATCCGTATGCTTATGAAATGGGTTAGCAAAGCTGACGATAAAGCAAAGGAGGCCGAACGTAAAAGAGATGAGATGTATAGCAGGCTGACTGAGATGGTTTTTTAGACCCTTGAGAAAAACAAGGAAATCGAAAAGAATGATCACACAGAGGCTGTCAAACACAGAAAGGAGCTTATCCGTAAATGCAACGAATACGCTCAGGAGATGATGACAAAAACACAAGCGGACAAAGTAGTGATTTTTGAGTATTGCAACGGAACGCAGAATCTTACGGGCATACCGTTCCTGCATTTTAAAACTCTAGCCGAGAAGCTCAGAGTGCTAAAAGTCAGCAAGTTTTAGGATTTCAAGAAGTACGACATAGGCTCCCTTGGATCCTTTACTATGGACTTAGAGCATGAAGGGACGATCACATTTAAAAACATCAACAAGTACAAAAGCAAATACCCTGACTTGCTAAGCTACATGATGCAAGATAAACAATACAAGGGCGTTTACTGCAACATAGCAGGCAATGAGTTTTCCCTTGGGTTTATCTAGGTTACGTTTAGACACAACGACAACGTAGACTATGCGCTAGTAGAGAAGACGATAACACAATACGCGCAGAAAATCTCCAGCCTTCTTGATTATTAGAATATTAATTCGTAAATTTGGGAAAATTTATGAATTATGCAAATTGACAAAGAAAATAATCAGGTTATTTACAACGACGCGAGTCATGTATATTTAGACAAAGAGGACGGCGTACAGTATATATCTGTTACGACTTTAATTGGAAAATATCATCAGCATTTTGATTCGGACTATTGGAGCTCTTATAAAGCTTTGGAGCGGTTGGTATCTCCTAGCAAATTTAAGCCTCTGAAATCTACGCTCTTTAATTCTGTTATAGACGAAAAGTTTATACAAGATCTAGGCGTAGATTTTGCCATGTTTAGTATAGAAAAGGAAGCAATACTCAAAGAATGGGAAGACAACAAGAACAAAGCATGCGAACGAGGAACGGCTATTCATTCTATACAGGAACACAAGAGCTACGAAGACCCACACTGTTTCGTAAAACTTTTCAATCTGGGTGGAACTTTTAAATGTAAAGAAAAGTATTATGAACTAGATTACGAAAAAGGAGTATATCCGGAATATTTAATATCTGCAAAGACTCAGGACGGAATACTTCGCATAGCTGGACAGATAGACTTGATGATTAAAGACGGAAACGATATTATAATCACGGACTTTAAGGGGCTGCCACTCGATACATTAATCCCAACAATTGATGGATTCTCAACAATGGGAGACTTAAAAGTTGGAGATAAGGTATTTGATAAAGAAGGCAACGCGTGCAACGTTATTAATAAGTCAGAAGTTCATAACAAAAAATGCGTAAAGATTACATTCGATAATAACGACTCGATAGTTTCAGATTTCGACCATAGATGGCTAGTTCATTTTTTAAATAACGGGAAGCTTAAAGAAAGGGTAATGACTTCAGAGGAGCTGTTAAATTATATGCAAGATTTAAAAAGATCTAGCTTTACAATACCAAAGATCTTAAATCCAAAGCCGCTGAATCTCCCAGAAAAAGAGCTACCAATAGATCCCTACTTATTGGGTGTTTGGCTTGGAGATGGAAGCTCAGCTTGCGGAATGTTAACACAGCATGTAGAATCTAAGGTATGGGCAGAACTCGAGAATAGAGGATGTAAAATCGGTGAAAATTGTGTACGTGATCCAAAAAGAGAAAATGTCAGAATGTCTACAATTTTTGGCTTAAGAACAAAGCTGAGAAAATTAAATCTATTAAACAATAAGCACATTCCGACTATTTATCTTAGATCGTCAATAAAGCAAAGAATAGAACTTTTGCGAGGGTTTATGGACACTGATGGGACATTTCACAAAAAACGTAAAAGGTATGTTATGGCTACTGGTCAGGAATGGCAAAGGGATGCAATGGTTGAGTTGCTCGGAAGTCTTGGAATAAAGCCGACAGTTTTCCATGTTCAAAGATCTTGCGAAGGTAAAAAGTTTAACGCATGGGATGTGTGCTTTTCTACTTCTGAATTTAATCCTTTTCTAACTAGAAACCAAGACATAGATTTAGAGCAACTTAAAACAAAAGGCAAAACCTTTAGAAATATTGACAAAGTTGAATACGTTGACTCTGTGCCTACTCAATGTATAGAAGTTGACAGTCCGAGTCATACTTATTTGTTCGGCAAGGAGTGTATTGTAACTCACAACACCAATAAAAAACTTAGCGATAAATCACACTTTGACCCAAAGACCAAGTCGTACGCAATGATGAAATACCCACTGAATCACTTGATGGATTGTAATTTAAATCATTATGCGCTTCAGTTATCATTGTACGCTTGGTTGCTGCAAAAGCAACGGCCTGAATTTAATATCAAAAAACTAATGATAATACACTTTGACCATGACGGCGGAGAGCATCATATAGAAGTGCCTTATCTAAACAAAGAAGTTGAAGCAATGCTTAAGCATTATAAAAAAGAGCTAAAGCTTCAAGAATGGAAAAACAAGAGAAAACCTATTAATTATGAGTAATGTGATGAAAAAGATTTCAGACATTGCTGAAGGGCATTTAAACGAGTTTTTACGCAAAAACGAGGAGATGCAACAGGAACGTCTGGAGATATGCAGTAAATGCCCAATCTGCGATAAAGAGACTCCGTTTGGTTATATGTGCAGTGATAAACTGTGGATACATCCTGCAACAAACGAAGTCTCGAGTTTCGCAAGAGATGGGTTTATTAGAGGATGTGGGTGTAGACTTAATGCGAAAACAACACTAAAAGATAATCACTGTATAATAAATAAATGGTAATATGGCAATAAGAGAAGAAGCAACTGGAAAATTTTTAATGGGAGATGAGAATGTTTCTCCAGAAATGATAGAAGAAATGGAAGCGTTCAGAGCTAGCCAACAAGACTTCGAAAATAAAATGAGAATCGAGGAAGAAAACCGCAGACTCGAAAAGTGGGCTAATAAATCAATTATGCCATTTGGGCAGAATTTAATGATTGAGCCTTATACTGAGAATCCATACATGCGGAAGGTTCACGATTCTGGCATTATTCTTGACTCTTCGAGATTCACTAATCCAGACTCTGGGAAAGATGAAGACCGAGACCTTGGGATTAAATGCGCTAAAGTCATTGAGGTTGGACCTGATGTAAAACACGTAAGAAAAGGAGACGAGATCTTATGTGTAGCATCGCGAGCTCTTCCAGTTCCGTTTATGAATACTGGATTTATGCTTATGAATGAAGGGCATGTCATCTGTATCATAAACACAAACGATGTGTTAATTGAAAGATTTAAACATTTAAACGATGACTAACGAAGAAAAAATATTTTTTATTCCTGGTAATCTCGTCACGTTAAAGCACGAGATTCCAAACAAACCAACGATGTTGGTAACAGAGATTGTAACTAGTAAAATTAAGTCCGACAACCCTCTTAGAGGCATTCGCTGCATTTGGTTTACAGAAGCTGGCAAACTTCAGGAGTATGTATTCTCCACAAAAGACTTAATGAAATTGTAATTAATAGGGAGGGATGTTTTATTGCGTCTTTCCCTTTATTTGTTTTAAGTATGGATTTTTTCGTATATAATACAGGAGAGGGAACGTTAGAAATCAATGAGTACCAATTGTTTTTAATCAAGGAATTCAAAGATTTACTAGATGACAAACGAAATAAATGCAAAGATGATAAAACCGGCAAGCTTAAACTTCAAGCTCGCAAAGAGCTTACGTATATTTGGCTGGTAATGGATCCGAAGTCTCCATATTCTCAATTTACCGAGCAGGAGGCCCACACTGTAGCGCTTGACGATTCAGGCCTAACACAAAAAGAATTCGAGGATCCAATATTTAGGGCTGCATGCAGAAAGTATAAAGAGATCTTAGATTCTGACAGAATCTTAAAACTCCTCCGCGCAGCATACGGTGCAGTCGATAAACTCGAGCTTTACTTCTCGGAGATGCTCGACTTTACAGAAAGAAAGGCGACAGATGGCACGCCTGTGTATAAAGCCAAGGACGTTATCGCAGAACTTAAAAATCTTGGCGACGTTGTAAAAGGTGTAAAAGACGTAGAGATCTTATATAAAAAAGGCCTAGAATCCCAGAATAACTCAGTACGTGGTGATGCTAAGCCAGGATGGCTTGACGCATGAAATGGGATTATACACTAGACGATGAGGTTTAGTTTTTCGATAGAACGAAAACCTATGAACTTACGCATTATCGACCCATAGACCAAGAAAACGGTCTAGACTTCGATATTACACCTTTTATACAAGATGCCATAACCAAAGACAAGACCGGGAAATACTGCGAATTTTCCGAAGGCTCTAAGGCTTATCTTGATTTCTGGAAAGAGAGAATCAGGAGAATCCGAGAGGGTTACGAAGTCAACGGTTACAGAATCACAGGAGATAATTATTTTTTCATCAATTTTTACAGATTGATTAACCCTAAGACACTTGAGGAATCGTTCCCGGCCTTTACAAATGTACACTATGAGTGGTTCCATTACGTCGAGATGTGCGAACTTTTGGGATATGACTGCGTGGCTTTAAAATCTCGCGGTTGCGGCTGGTCAGAAATGGCAGCATCGCTATGCGTTAGACCATATATAGCTTTTAAAAATCGCACGATGTTTTGTACTGCTGCATCTGAAACACATTTAGCGCCATTACTTGAAAAGTGCTGGCAATAGCTTGACTGGTTGAACTTAGAAACCAACGGAGGTTTTAAGAAACTTAGACAAGTTAAGAACTCTATAATGTGGAAGCGTGCCAGTATGAAAACCGCAGACGGTGAAGAGCACGGCTCGATGTCTTAGATTGTTGGAGTTGTTGCAGATAATGCGCGAAAGATTCGCGGTTATCGTAGCTATAGATTGCTATACGAGGAAGCAGGGTCAAACCCTATACTTAAAACTGCATGGGTTCAAGGAGAGGCTCTCGTAACACGTGCAGGTAGAAAGACGGGGGTGAGGCTTGCGTGGGGTACTGGTAGGTAAAATATCCCCGCCTGTTTGTTATATTAAAATTATTTGTCATGTTTGCAATTGTTAAATTTAATATTTGCTATATGACAAAAAAGGAGAAAATAGATTTAGCCGTTAATGAATACATAAATAGCGGCTATTCAATTAGTTTAACTAAGTTAGGAGAAAAGTACGGAGTAAAGAGGCAGACAATTTCAAAGTATGTAAAACAAAAAGGAGCAGAAGTTATAAATACTCAAAATGTATGCAGAATAAATGAGTCTATATTTGAAGTAATAGACACAGAGGCGAAAGCTTATTGGCTAGGTTTTTTATTTGCTGATGGTTGCATATATGAAAACGAGAAGAGGTTTAGAATGAATCTAGCCATAAAAGATCTAAGCCACATGGAGAAGTTCGCAAAATTTATGAATTTTACAGGCGAAATTAGAGAATATAAAGGGACTGGATTTAATGGTAAAGATTGCGAAGACATCAATACGTGTTCTATTCAATTTAGAAATTCTAAAATATGGGACGATTTAAACTCTAAAGGATGTACTCCTAACAAATCACTTACTTTGAAATTTCCCGATAAATCAATTTTTAAATCAGAAGATTTAATAAGACATTTTATAAGGGGCTATGTTGACGGCGATGGATATTTGATAACTTTCAAGAGTAGAAATACTTTTAAGCAGCAAATTGGAATGGTTGGGACCGAGTCATTTTTAAATGAAGTGGATAATTATATAAAACCTGTAAAAGCAAAGATACGCAGCAAGAATACCGAAAACCATCCCAATAAAGCATACCGCCTAGACTGGAGTTGTATAAGCGCTAGAAAAGTCGCCAGATATCTTTACGAAAATGCTACAATTTACTTAGATAGAAAATATAACAAATTTTTAGAGTTCTGCCACTTTGAGGAGGGATCCTCAACTGCAAAATCGAGCAAAATCGGTGAAGACTGGAATGTTAATACCGAGGTAAATCCTTAAATTACGCAAAGGTTAAGGGTCACCGTAGAGCGTAGCTGTTGAATAAATATAATACAGCCAAGAGTGTTCGACGCCTAGAACAGGCGAAAATATACGCCGAACTATAGCGAATGTATAAGCTATAGAAGTTAAGATAAAAAGCTTAACGATAACAGAATTGGGAGATAGTGGAGCTTCTTTGGCCGGTTTATCGGCCATGTTTAATAATCCACTTATCTACGGCTGCCTTCCTTGCAAGCACAACTACACACAAACTGGTGAGTATATATTCTCCGGATTTTTCATTCCTGCCTATAGGTTGCATTTTTCTTTCTTGGACGATCGCGGTGTAACAGATGAAGAAAAAGCAAAGGCACAGATAGACGCCAAAAAGGCAGAGAAAACAAACGACCCGCAGGCTTACTTGGAATACTGCTCCGAGTATTGCTACACGCCCGAGGATGCGTTAATACGCCAAGGTGAGAACTAGTTTAACCAGGTTCTATTATCTGAACAATTGGCTCAGATTAAAATACATAAAACAGTAAAGCTACCAGTGAGAGGTACGCTAATGGGAGGCACATAGTAGCACCCTTAGATTGTTTTTAAACCTGGACACGAAGACGACTGCTAGACTTGGGTGTTAGAAGAACCAATGAAGGGCGAGAATGGTGAAACTATGGCTAACTTATACTGCGCGGGTATAGACTCGATCGACGTCGGTAAGAACGATTCGACAGGGTAGCTTGACGTTTCGGATTTTTGCATAACTATAATGAGGCGGCAAAACGGCATTAAACCGCCGTGTATTGTCGCAATGTATAAATACAGACCAAATGATATACGCTCTGCTTATGCAGAAGCGATACGCTTGATGGAATGGTACAATTGCAAATGCGTGCTAGAGTCTACGAGAACTAATATCATTACATACGCTCGAGAAAAGAAAAAGCTTCACCTTTTCATGACTCGACCAAGAGCCACTATTTCTAACCTAAAGACCAACACCACGATGATCGGCACTCCGGCAACAGAGGGAGTAATTAGGCATTATCTTTAGAAAATCGAGGAGTTCGTCAATGACTACTCAGACACGATAGCGTTTCCCGAAATAATAGATCAGCTCTTAAGATACTCTTACGAAGAGAAGCGAAAATTCGACATCGTGGCGGCAATGGGTATGATGCTCTTAGCTGACGAGGAGCTATATGCTGTACCTATTAAAGTAGTCGACGAATACAAGAAAGAATGGCGAGATATTGGGTACTTCAGAGACAGAACAGGCAAGATGCATTACGGAGCTATTCCTAAAGGCGATGAGTTAGAATATTATCATTTACGATGAAATTAGAGGAAAAACTTAAAGAGTTTATAGAAGAGTACTACGAGTGCGAGTTTACAGGAAAACTAAAAATCCGCGAACTCCCAGATAGTACCTATAATTTAGATCTATACACAAGCTGCCCAGATATTCCGATAAACATGACCTACTAGGGCGAGTTTTCGGATTTTGTAAAGTTTGTGATAAAACAAATAAAAGAAAGAAGATTGACAGATGTTAAATATTTTAAAGGGATAAGATATGAGCAAGGACGAAATTGTTAAACAGATAGACTCTGCGATTGCCGATCTAGTTTATAAAAAGACAAGTTTGATTAAAGCTTATAACTATTATAACTGCAAAAGAAACCCAGACCAATTTAAACATCTTGAGGAAAACTACGGGATAGGAACTCCAACCCAAATAGAATTCGTGCCATTGGTGCGTAAACATATTGACGCCTTAGTTGGAGAATACACCAGTATCCCTACAACGCCTAAGATATCCTGTAAGGATAACTCGACGATAAACAACATAATGCGCGACAAGTAGCTTAAGATTTCATCCGGTATGTTTTAGTTCTGCAAAGACAAGCTAACCAACGAGGTGCTTAATGTTTTCTCAGACGGTAAAGAAAAGATGCAGCAAGACCCTCTGATCGAAAAACAAATGAAGACCTTAGTAGAAGAGTTAGAGTACTCTTACGTCTCGGATTATGAAATCGCAGCGCAGAATATTTTAAAACATATAATGCAGTCGCGGAGCATAGACTTTGAAACCAAAAAGCAAATGCTAGCCAAAGATTTATATATTTCAGGCACAGCTTACTATAAAGTTTATAAAACAGAAAACGGCGAGCAACTAAACTTTGAGGTTTTAAATCCATTGCATACGTTTATAGACAGAAACCCCAACAGCATATATCTTAAAGATTCATACCGGTCAGTAGTCCGCAGATATATGACTAAGTTCGAAGTATTGAACAAATACGGCGACATTATGTCAGACTCTGCAATTTCTGAATTAAAGAAGCTAGAAGTCGGCACTAATAGAACTGACAACGTGGTCTATGTTAACAGCTCTGAGCTTTTCTCTGATACCAAGGAGGGTATAATAGCAGGCATGGAAATTACACCAGGCCTTGTTACAGAAAAGGACGGAGTAACTAATAACCATAGACTCTTAGAGGTTTTAGAGGTTGAATGGTTGGATGTAGAGAAAGAAGACGGAAAATTTATCATGTACAGATACGAAGGAGTGAGAATCAACGGCTCGATATATATTCCCATTGGTAAAGTTGCAGAAATTCAGCGAAGCTTGAACGAACCAACAAAAGCCCACCTGTCAGTAAATGGCATCTTCTTCTCTGACCGAAACGGTCAACCTTTCAGTATGGTGCTTGCTACAGCTAGCTTATAGGATAAATAATTTGTCCTGTTTAAACCCCGTGAATTGCTGGGAAATCCTTAGAGCCTTGCATACCAAAGCGTAAAAATTGCAAGGATTGGACAATCAGCACCCAAGCTTAGATATTTTTAGTATCTTTGAAGGGTCAACGACTATTATGTAGACGGCAAGCGCCGTCGAAGTGCGGGGCATTAATATTTTAAATTTATTAAAAATGAGAAACAGAAATAATTCTGGACAGTTTAGTTATAAATTTTCAAAAGAAGAATTTATTCGAGAAGTAGAGCGTATCCATGGGATACAAATCGAAGTTGTAGGGAGATATAAAAATCTTACATCTCCAGTCTTAATCAAAGACAAATACGGTTTAATTGAATTAAAAACAGCGAGGCAAATTTTAGCAAATCCTCCTAGTATAAAGAGTGCGGTAAATAAAACCGAATATTTTATGGCGCAGCTAAAAGAAAAACAGCCAGAAATATTTGATTTTATAAAGCCATTGAGTGAGTATAAAAGCGCTAAAGAAAAAATGATTTTTGATACTATGTATGGTCCAGTGTCGACAACTCCAGACGCATTAATTTCTGGACATATACCAACAATAAGGTCGGCGGTAAATCGTAAAGAATATTTCAAAAATCAGCTTTTATTTTTATATGATGGAGCGTATGACTTCAAAGTTACGACATCTAGCCGCCACGGCGGAAAATCTATTTTAATTTGTCCTATACACGGAGAGGTGGAAGTTGACAACGATTATATATTTCAAGGCAAAGGATGCTATAAGTGCAACATATCGCCTTCTGATATATTTTATCTTATCAAACTTAAAAACGAGCACCAAGAGTTTTACAAATTGGGAATCTCTGCATATGACAAAAACGGAGAAGTTAAAAGATTTAAACAATATAAAAGCCTCGGATATTCTATAAAAGTTTTAAAAATTAAAGAATTTGAAAAACCGATAGAATGCAGAGAGTACGAAACAAAACTTAAAAGAATAATTAAACCATTTTTGATAAACCCTAAAATCTGGGAAAATAAAACCAGTACAGAGTGCTTTGATTTAAACATTGAGAAATTTATAAATTCTTATATTAATGATGATATAGTCTGAACTTATAGGAAACTATAAGAGGAAATTTAGCGCATTTCTGTAACAAATTTGAAATTCGACCTACTCCACTGGTACCGTGATAACTTTATTGCTTCGTCTGGAGTCAAAGGAGACTGGCTTGATATCTCTATGTTGCCAAGTTTCCTTGGTAAAGATATCACCGAAAGAATCATGAAATTCTAGGCCTATAAAAAACAGCTAGGCGTAGGGATTATTGACACCTCGCAAGAAGGCCGAGCGTTTAATAATAATACAACCTTCGCTGGATATGACGACAGCCTACGCGGTGATGTAATGCAAGCTTTCGATTATGCCATTTAGTCCATAGAGTAGACATGCTCTAGTATTACTGGCGTAAGTCGTGAGCGCTTAGGTGGCATCGAACAACACGATGCAGTAAGCAATGTAGAGGTTGGCGTTAAAATGTCGGCTATTATCACTCGGCAGTATTTCCAGGTGTTAGATACTTTAATAAAGGAAATCCTCACAGACTGCCTAGATATGGCCAAGCTTGTATACAAGGACGGGATAGCTGGAACTTTAATCTTAGGGGATAAACTCTAGGAAGTATTCACAGCGCTACCTGAGTATTACACGATGACCGATTTCGATATACACGTTAACGATAGCTCAGAGGTTAATAAAGACGTTGAGACTATCAAACAATTTATGCAAGAAATGATCAAAGGCGGAATCGTTGACGCTCAGACTGCTGTAGACTCTCTAGACGCTAAGAGCATCGGAGAACTTAAGCGTAAAGTACAGCAAGGCATAAAAGCTCAAGAAGAAAAGCAGGGAATAGTGCAGCAGTTATAGCAACAGCTTCAACAAGCCCAACAATAGCTGCAACAGATGCAGCAACAACTACAAGAAGCCCAGAAGCAAGCCCAGCAAGTAGACCAGCAGAAACTACAAGCTGAGCAAGAAATGCAACAAGAGCAGCTTGAAGTTGAATGGTTCAAAGCTAAGAGCGATAAGAAATATAAAGACGAAGACCTCGAGCTTAAGAAGAAACAAATCGCGGCCGAGGTTCTCTAGCTTTACGACCAAAATAAAAACAACGACGAAATCAAGAACATTGTATGATAGCGTAGTTTGACATTAAAAAGCATAAAACAAATCAGATATGCATCCAAGGCCTGGAATTACACGACGGCCAGTATCTTGTAGATTACATCCCAAGTTTTAAGAATTATACTTGGGAGGATACAGTAACGGTTAACCTTCTTAAGTTATCATGTACTGGAAAAATCATTGACTCCGTGGTTATTAATCACAACGAAGAGCTCAGCGATGAGTGCGTCTTTGAGTTTAAAAACGATGGAATCCATGAAGTTGTGCATCTTATTGTACCTACTGAACAATGGCACGAGAAAATGCAGAAGAATGGCCAGGATGTATTAAACAAGTTACAAGACATTGTATATTATGACGGCAACTAGTTTATCACTTCCAAGGGATCTATAACGGCCGAAGAATTAATAGATCACTTAGGCGATAAGTCATCGATTGTTAATTACAGCAAGCTGGTTTTCAATGATTGCCACATTAAAGCTTGTTTTTATAAAATTAACAAAGAAGCGCTTACTAAGCTTAGAAAGTGTGAAGTAGACAAACAAGAGACGCTGTGGCGCGACATTTTGTTCATGGCTGTTTATTCTATACAGTACGCCTTGGATTTAAACCAACTTCATGAAGCTTAGAACATTTTGGAAAATGTGATGGATTCGTGCGATAAACTTAAAGACTGTGGATGCAATAGATGATTTGAAAAAAGACGTAGTCGAGGAATTCTTAACATTTTTAAACTACGCAAACGTGGGGATAATTGACGACTACCAGATGCTCAAAAACAAGATATATTATCTAGAGTCACACTGGACGTTCTGCAATAACCCCTATCCAGTATATGAATTTTTAAAAAATAATTAAAATGAATCATTGCGATTATTACAACCGGCCAGTTTATAAATCTGAGCTTTAGGACTACTGGAAAAAGACAGATTACTTTGAGGGTTTATCTAACCTCGAAAAACAAGAGATAAGACAAAATCTAGGCATTGGCTCTTCTGGTTCATCTTTAACCGAAACCTATACCTGCTCGTTTGAAGAATTCAACGAATACAGACAAAAGGGCAAGCTTACTATCGGTAAGAGATATATAATCGAAGACTTCCAGACTATTTACGCATCAAATGTTAAATCTGGCGATTACTTTGAAGCTTGGGGTACTGACGACTCAGTAAATCCGAGCAGAACTTACGCCTTAATTGTAACAGCAATAAGCCCTGGATAGATCGACCCTAGAGTTTTTATATAGGGTAAGTCTTGGGTTGTAGAGTATGACCCAGAGCCTGAATAGATTGATAGTAATATTTGGACCAAGGGGAAAATTACATACCTAAGAGACGAAAACAACAATTCGGCATATTTTGACTTTAAGAATATTAAAATCAGAAAGTACGCCGTAGATCTTGAAGGCTTAAATCTTAACGTTGGGTCTTACATCGATTTTTACACATTCAGCAGAATTTCCAACAATAAAGCTTATGACAACTCGGATAATTACCAAGTATGCAATAATTATATTGGGGCTAATTCCTCTGGTAATATATTTATCGGAGATGTTCACGATAACATATTTGACGCAAACGTCCACGATAATATATTCGCTGGCGGGATCTATTAGTCACATATTACCGCTGGATCGTGTAGAAATACTATCCCTGTGTTAATTCAGAAAACGACAGGATAGCTTATCGAAGTAATGCCAAGACACAACGACGACATACTCAGTAATGAATGCTCCAAAACTATTATGACAGTTGGGGCTGGTATTGCTGCTGTGTGGCTTGATGGTTACAGCTACTCTTAGCAGGTATCAATAATAAAAGACGCCTAGAACTACTAATGGAATTTGTAAACATAAACAAGAAACCACGGCCCCACTTGCACTGTGGAGAAAATATACAGGGTAAGATGGGGCAGGTTTTCCTGGTTGATAATTTATTTGGGGAATTAAAGACTCAAACCCAAAAAGAAAAAGCCAGAAAAAACCTCGGAATTTCTGAAGCGCTGAGCTCAGACGCTAAGATTTACTGGGTGGATATCTTGGGAGAGCCAGAAGTAGAGAGTCCAGATATTAACGATAACTCGCAAAGAATAGCTACGACTGAGTGGGTATTAGAAAAGATAAAAGATTTGAGCGTAGCTGAAGAATACTTAACTATTAGCGCGTCGCCTTCTCAAGCATTCAAGGGTACAGAAAACTCTGTAGTTGTCAAGTGGGTCACCAACAAAAAAATTACAGCCCAAAGCTTAAACGGTGAAGAGTTAGACCCAGAAGTTAGAGAGTATAAGACAACTACAAAAGATACCACAACTTTTTAGTTGTCTTATTCTACAGAAACGGAAACTAGCACCGCTTCTTGTTCTATTTAGTATGTTTACCAAACATATTATGGAACTTAGACGGATTATTCCGAACTTAGCATGACGGCTAGCAGTTCGTTTACCGTGGATGTAAAAGATAATGCCTACGCTTATATCTTCACTACTAAAAAAAATCCTAAGTTTTATGTAGGAGGCTTTGAGGGTGGTTTTGAGCTAATAGATACGTTGAGTATCAACGGCGCTACTTATTATAAATACAAGAGCGAAAATCACAGCTTGGGTTCAATTTTAATAGAAATAAAATGAGCAACATCGGACGTTAGGTGAACCTGTGGAGAGGTGAGGATGCACCTCCTACCTTGTTTCACGTTTGGATCAAAGGAGACAGCATTAAGGTTTATGACCACGATAAAAGCGAATGGGTAAATGTTATGGGTAATGAAATTACCTTAGATGTTGTAGAAGATAAAATAAACGAAAAAGTCAGCCTAATTTAGAAAGATGTTGAAAATGTAATCTATGACGACTTTTTAACAACTTTTGTATATGGCGACTAAAAAGAAAAACAAGATAGTCTATCTTTCTAAAGTCTCTAAATTAAATGAACTCCTTGAAAGATACGAAGATAAATCATATCCTATAGTTTTTATAGAAGATACAAAATAGCTCTACGTCAACGGCTCGATTTTTGATTTCTCAGAGAATGACGTAACCTTTAGCAAAATTGAAGGATTAATCGCAGGGTCTGGTGTTAGTGTTGATTGTGGAAAAAACTCTTTTATAATCGGCACCGACAACACGACAGGCGCTATATAGTTTACAGTCTCTGAGTTTAAAGACGGCAATAAATACATCAATATTAAAAGTGACGCCCTCACTTGGATAGACGTGAACGAGGACAGCTTTGTTAAATGGGATGACAAATCGCGCACGGTTTAGCTTATCACGAGATTTAACGACGAAAGCGATGCCACTAAAACAGAGTGGGTATTTGGCGAGAACAGCTCAGAGAATACCTCAATCGTTAAAATCCCAAAGCTTACCGTTGACAAGTATGGCGTAATTACAAAAGCTGAAGACCAGAACGTAACAATCAAAAACGACGCAGTAGAGCAATCATACCTAAAACCTCAGTCCACAGATACAGACTATGAACTCCTCGCTACTACTAATCCAGGAGAAAGTAGAACAACTGGCTCTGTATATAAGACAGGAGGTCTAACATATAATCCAAAGACTGAAACCCTAAGCACCAGCGTTATTAATGCTACATCCATTAAACTTACCGGAGGGTTAACTCTCGATGGTGATATTACAATTGGCGGAAGTGGCACTATCAACGGCTCTGCTACACCAATAGTACACATCGGGAAATACTCAGACACAAAACCAGAGAATACCTACGGTGGAGCAAGCACTATGGCCTACGGTCACGTTAGACTGTAGGACGAGTTCAAAATTAATAACGGAGTAATTGCAAAGCCTGAGAGCGTAGGAAGTAACACTAACGCGGCAGACTCGATAATCTTGGATTCCGTAGCAGCTTCGCCATTGTTAGTATACAATGCATACTAGGCGGCAGTTGTTGAATCTAAAGCTTATACAGACGAGAAAATAGAGGGCATTGTAATCGCAGCTGGTGGTGTCCAGGTTTCAGCAAAGGACCAATAGGGGCAAGGCGTAGAAATTAAAGACAAGCTTAAATTTAATAGCGACTTTGTCGTTGCACCAGAAGGTGGGGAAAATGGAATATCTATAGCTTGGTATAGAATTTAATAACCTTTAATATTTTTAACAAATGGCAACAATTAAATCCAGCGCGGCTGCGTTTAATAATTAGAAACTCGTTTACGCTTCGAGTTTTGAAAAATTCCAAGAAAAAGCTGCGGAATTAAAGCCTTCTAGTTATACTGGTGAATCCAGCAATGCGTGGAAGGATTCTAATAACCCGCTTTTTAATTCGGTTGTTTATACTGGCGATGGTTACATTGTAACTCATGGTGTAGCTATTAAGGCTGCTGTAGACTCTGACGCTGGCGGTTCAGGTGGTGG